TAAGGTTGTTAAGCAAGGTACGATTCACCGCTGATGTTGCGATACCACCCTGCGCGTAAGTAGGCAAAGTATTAGCCATATTTGTTTAGTTTTAAATTTTTAATACATGTTTTGTTGTCTGTGCCCGTTGAAAAGTTTATCTAATAAGGTAGACTCCTCAGCTGCAGCACTAGGTCTATAAGTTCCTTGTTGCTCAACGTCTGTGGTAATGTTCTTTCTTTGTTTCAACATTTCAATTCTTGTTTGATTAGCCGTTTGACTAATTACAGATTGAATTATCTTCTCAAAGTTATCAGCAATATACAAGTCTTTTAAAAGCTTTTCAGATTGGTACTTACCATCTTGGTAGTATCTTTCTGCATAATAATCCTGTAAGCTTTCAGCCGCTTTACGATAGTCTGAAATTTCCTGCGCAGGGATTTCAAACTTACCATTGATTGTAAGACTTGCTTTGTCGTCCTTCCAATTAAATGGAAGAGCGCCTACACGAGACTCAACACCATCTAAACTCTCCAGAAATTTCTGCCTTTCTTCTTGGGCTTCAATATCTACTTGAGGTTCAAACTCTTGTTCAGTCCTAGTGTATTGCGGAAATTTAATTTCCTCAGACATCTTGTCAAAAAACTCTCTTGCCTCAGATACATCATTTTTGATTTTCTGTGACAATTTTTTTTGTTCTCTTTTGAGTTTGGAATCGTCAAACGCAAACTCATCTATAGAATATTTTTCTTCGTACTCAGCCTGTACATCATCGTTGTCAAACTCTGGGTTTTGAAACTTGATATAAGACTTTAATACGTCTTCATCTGGTTTATCTTTAATCTCATCAGCTACCTTTTTATTATAAAGGATATCTGCTACCTCATTAATTCTACCCTCAGCTATAAGATTATATAATGCCTCAGAGGTTTCATTTTCAAATTTAACTTGTTGAGTTGCTTGAGCTGCTAAGGCTTCTTGCAATTCTTCCCAAGATGAAAACTGACCATCTGTTCTTTGTTTTATAAAATCATCCTCATCTAGAACTTCCTCAGCATTAGGGTCTGGTTGCTCTTCCTCAAACTCTTGTGAAGAAGTTGGTTGAGCTTCCTCAATCTCCTGTAACTGTTCAGCTGATAAACTTCTAGCAAACTCTTGAAGAGGGTCTAACTCTTCTGTAGTTTCTACTGGAGTAATTGTTTGTTCAGCAGGAACAGCCTCGGCAGTTGGTACTGCTGCTTGTTCTTGACTTGGTTGTTCTGTTAAAGAGCTGCTTGCTTGTTGTTCAGCAGCATATTGCTGCATGAAATCTGTGTTTTCCATATTTATTTTTGTTTAAAGGGATTTACTTGTCCTAAACGTATCACAAATATAATGATTTTTATATTACAAAATATTACATAAAAAAAGGGCACGGTAGAAACCGCACCCCTTTCAGCCATGAAAACACACACAAAGAAAGCTATTTTATTCTGAACCTTGTTCAGGTTGTTGTTCTTGTTGTTGCTGAGCTTGTTGTTGAGCCATTTGTTCTTGTTGTTTTTGTTGCATCTTTTCTTGTACAGCCTCTCCTAAAATAGAATCAACCATTTGTTTAATATCATCAGGCAATGGTTGTCCCGTTTTTAAAGATTCCATATACATAGTAGTTGCAAACTTAATCAACTCTATATCCTTATCAGATTCTCCTTTGCTCTTATTGATGCCCATTTTGCCTTGAGATTCTAATTGAATCAATTGAGCATCTTGTTGCATCTTCATTTGAGCTGATTGTTGTTGTATCTGAGCATTCATCTGACTATTTTTTTGAGCAGCCTCCTCAGCATCTTTCTTAGCCCTCTTCATACTTTTAGCTAAATACAACTCAGCTAATTTAACATCCTCAATATTCTTAATCTTAAATACCTGCTCATAGGTAATAGCTCCTGATTGTAAAGCCTGCATCATAAGGTTATTTAATTCAGCCTTTTGTTTATCATCAGGCATCATATCAACCTTAATATCAAAGGTCATATCTAAAAGGCTTAAATCATAACCTTCCATTTCCTTATACTTAGTAGCCTTGAATACAACGCTATCCCATAACATCATAGCAACCTTCTCAGATGTTTCTTCAACCAAGGTAGAGAACCCATCATAAATATATTCTGTTGCTGAGTTAGATGCTTGGATTTGGCTTTGCATTACACCAAGACCAGTCTTAACAGGAACGCTAGAACCATCTCTATATTCAGATATACCCATCTCCTCTCTTAATCTATCTAACTCAAAGTTGTATTGCCCAATCAGCATATTTAACTGAGCAACATTACCATTATTTGGAAGCTGCTGGATAGGAAAAGCCTTTGGACTACCATCGTCATTTTTAGAACTCCAAAATACACGTCCTGTTTGGTCATAAATTTTCATTAATTTAAGTGGCTCAATACTATTACCTGTTCCTAAATCCACATCAGAGAATCCCTCAATGTCTACCGCAAATCCATCTGGTTTCATTAAGGCAATTAATTGTTGCATTTTTAATCTAATAACCAACATCTGTCTAATAGGCCCCATAGCCTTCTCAATCATAGATGGTATTAAGGAACCATTTGCATTAGGACATATAACAGAATAACTGAACATAGCATCTACTCCGTTGTTGTAAGGTCTAATAGTATTTGTAGTAAGATTCCATTCCAACATTGTATCGGTATCACATACCCATACTCCATGATAGATGTTCATTATCTTTGATTCAATAACCTCTCCCGCTAATTCTTGTCCTGCCGGAGCTACTGGCTTTCCTTGCTTAGGAATAGCAAGTACATTGCCATATTTGTTTTCTGTCTTAACAGTATATTCTACATCAGTAGTTTTTACTTCAAAGTCAAAAACCAATAACGAATAGTCGTCATAGGGCCTAATTTCTGTATACTTGTATGAGTCTCTCCAGTAAAGATTCTCAGACCTTTTAAGTTCACGAGAAGCTTTCTGAGCCAATTTAAAAATTGTTTCCTCATCTAAATTGTATTTTTTTCTGATTACTGAAATCTTCATTGGCTTAACCTCTCCAATGTATCCTAGGTCTCTACCATTGTCTGTTTCAAATACATTGTAAATTAAGTTCTCTGGCTTAACTCTTTTGATTCTAATGTTACCATTAGCATCCTTATATACCTTAGTAGATGCAAAGTTTACATCTACCAAATCTCTTATTAAGGTTCTTTTTAAAACACTATAATCATTATCATCAAGTATTTTCTTGATTCTTGTTTCAAATAATATCTCCTCAGGAAGTCTATATTCTAAATCAAAGTATAATGCCAAATCATCCTCGTCTTCTGGCATAAACTTTTGAGATTCAATTTGTTGTCCTATCTGTTCTTCTAAGGCTTGGATTTGTTCTTTGTTTTTCATTCTGAACATAGCCTCTTGCTTCTCCATTTCTTTAATAGAAAAGCTCATGTCATCAGTAGCCTTTACAATAGGCTTCTCTCTTCTTGACATAAAAGAACCTAAAAGAATTTCAACAAACTTAGGAGCAATCTTAATGGTGCTCCAATCCAAATTAATATATGTTTGATTACCCTCTACTCTAAGCAAGTCCATGAATTCCTTCATGTTGTTTGTACCCATGGAAAACTCACGATTGGCTTTCCATATTCTATATCTACGCCCATAGAACCCATCTGAATTTCTATCAGCTGAATTAAATATACCTTGTGCCACTTTTAAGCCATACTCTTTGCTCCTTTTTTTGGAGGGCTTATCCATGTGCATCTGTAATAGACTGTCAATACTTGAAAACATATTCTTGTGTTTCCTACAAATGTACTAAATTATTTTGAACCCCAATTGAATACAAGTTTGGTATACCATTCATCCTTAATACCTTTTACTTCCATCCAATTTAAAAGTATTTCAATCCTTTTACCTTTGTCTTTTGGCATAAGCTTAATCCCTGAATCCCAAAATGGTCTCATCATTTTATGGTAGGTAGCTCTTCTTCTTTCTATCTCCTCTGGGCTAAACTTAGTTCCATTCTCTTTCTTGGGGGCTTTTTCTTTTTTAAGCTGACTATCGTCTTGCTTAATCTTGGTCATATGCAAAAACCTGATCTTCATATTCTTCTCGTAATATTCTACGACCTCCCTACCTTTGTCAAGGATATAATAAAAGTTTCTATTATCCTTTGTAGCAAGACCTATTCTTTCTAGGAACTTAAAATCAGAATACAAATATGAATGAGGTATCCCAAGTTCCTTAAAGTCTTTTTTCATTTTAATAAGACTTGTAAACTCTCTTTCATACATATAGAATAAACACATTAACCTTTTGGTATTCACTCCATTAGGTAATGGTTTAATTAATTCATTAGATATATATCCAATGTACAACATCCACTTTCTTCTCTTAAGCTGAAAGTGCATTTGTTTAATGTAATCGTTTCTTTTACGAACTTGTGCTTCTAATACCTTAACTCTTTGTTTCAGAGGGGTTACATAGGCTTTTTCAAATTCATCGGTATTAATAAAGGCTGATATATTAATCCCGTTACTTTGACCTTTTATTTTCATTGATTAGCTGTTCTATTAGTGGTATTCCTTTTTTCTCGGCTTCCTTGGCTTCTGCCTCATCCATTTTAAGATAGTTTACCCTTAACCAATTAACTGAATCAACCATGTCCTTTAAACTTGAAGTCAGCTTTTGGAAGCGCTCAAATGTTTTGTCGTCTCCATTAAGGTCAAGGGTAATACTGTTCAATGATACTGATAACTCATTAATCTTTCTATTAAGAGCAAAAAACAAGGCATACATTCCGTCTTGCTTGTATAATAATAATTCTTCCTTTAGTGTTTCTAATTCAGACATATGGTTGCTTGTATTGGCTCTTGTTGATTAATAATATGTATAGAGAATTTATTGTGAAGTATTCCTTCGTATATATTATCTATTTCTTCTTCTGTTAGCTGATTATTTACATCTTTAATAATATGATAATGAGAGGCATCTAATGGTTCTATATCCTTTGCAAGGTCTTCAACGCCATCAGAACTTTCTCCAAACATTATAATATCATAATACTTATCAAAGAATAATACTACCCCAGAATTATCTCCAGTTTCGTAATACAAATCTTTAATAGGTTTTATTTCTATTATATAGTTTGCTGCGTTTGTAAGATTAATTACTAGAGCATTTTTCATGCCCAAATTTAATCCTTTAATTGAATACTCCAATGATGTCTTCTTTAGTTATTCTAATAGCTCTATGCTCTTTATTCTTAAAATGATAAACCATCTCATAGTCAGAATGTTTGTAACATAGAATTCTATCTCCTGGCTTTACATCCTCAAAGTCAGAGGATACTGATACCACATCAAACTCGTAGTCTTCAGTATAATTAAAGTCAGGGGTAACTAAGGTTGTATTAATTTTTTTTGGAATTCTTTTGGCAATTACATTACCATTTACAGGAGTTAACTCTCCAGTCTCCTTATCAATCTTTGCGTAGATAGTTTTGTCCCAAAATACTGAAACAATATCACACATCTCAGCATTATCTTTTTCAATAATCAAGGCTTCGTTGTCTAGGCAGTTGTGGTGTAAGATTAATAAATCTCCTAACTCAATGTTGTTAACTTCTGGGCCTACTGCAAGTACCTCACATACCACAGGGTTAATCTCACGATTGTTTTCTCCGTACTTTCTACCAATGTAGAGTCTTAAAGTTTCTCCATTTTGTAAGGCGACTTCATGCACCTCTTTTTGCTCGCGGTAGCTTTTTACCACAAGCATCTTTCTTCTTGCTTTCATGTTGTGTGTTTTATTTTTTTGTTGACTTTCCGTCTTTACCATTTCTAGCTCTGTTGGCTGATTGGCTTTCTTTTGTCAGCTTCCCAGATTTTGTATGACTCATATCCTTACCATCTCCATTTCCGTATGTACCCGCATCTCTGTTAGCCTTGTTAAGTTTAACACGATACTTCTTGCGCTCTGGTGTAGCATGGTACTTTGTGTTGTACTCATTCTTCTTTTTACGAGCCTCAGGATGAGAACGGAAATATAAAGCTGATTTAGATAGTGCCATTATTTCTTTTTTGTTTTACCTACTGATGCCATTTTGATTTCAGTCTTCTCGTAATTTTTACGAAGCTTACGACCCATTTCTCCGTAACCAGGTTTAACAATATCACTTGACTTTACTGGTACGTTGATTGTTTTTTTAGCAGGCTCCTGCTTTTTCATTTTAACTTTTGCCATATTATGATTTTTTATGTTTGTTTGCGAATGACCTTGCAGCTGCTGGTGAACTAAATCCCCATGCCTTTAATGCCAAGGCTTTTCTTGTTGGTTCTCCATTTGGTTTTTTCATTGGGCCTGCCATAGCCGCAAAGCGAGCAGCAAAAGAAACCCTACGAGGATTAGTACCTGACTTAACTGGCGCCTTTAAATGACCGCCATGAGCCTTATTATAAGATGCTCTACCTTTGGCGTTTAAACCTCCTTCTTTATTTTTACCCTCTGACCTTTGCCAAGCTTCTGACATATTATTTACCTTTTATTTTCTTTTCTTGTTTTAACATTTCCTTGGTAGGTTTCTTACCACTACCTGCAGCAGCACGGATATTATCCCAAAGACCTCTCTTTGAATAATGACCATCAGCTCTTTTAATTATTTTTACTTTTGCCACTTTGATTGGTTGTTAAGTTTATCGTTGTATTTCTTTTCAAGAGAAGCCATAGCCTCAGCTGAACGCTTAGCTAATTTCTTTTCAACTGCTGGTTGAAACTGACCTTTCTTTTCCTCTCTTAGTTTTACTTTAATCTTTGCCATACACAAATATACTATTTATATTTATTAATTATGTCCTCTAACTCTTGACGCGTCCACTTCTTGATTCGCTGATTCATGTATATAAACTCTAGTTCATTTACAGCTCTATCTCCTATCTTTTTAACAAGTCCTACCCTATACATAACCTGATTGCCATGGAGGTAAAGATTACAGCCAGCACACTGTAGGTTTACATTCCATTCGTTAAACCTTAGGGCACTTGATTGCTTAACTGATATCCAATGACCTGCTTGGTTGGCTTTGTCTGACCCACAGCTAATACAATTCATACCATGGTCACGTGTTCTTATATACTTGTTAAACACTTGCTGGGCTTCCTTTGTAAGCTTAGGAATAGACTTTAATTTGTCTCGTTTTTTATCTAATAAACTAGACTTTTTCTTTGTTCCTTTTTTAATAGGCTTCCTCTTAATAGGTGTTTTTCTTTTAATCATTATTCCATTCTTTAGGTATATTAATATCCCATCCTTTTCCTTCCATAGGATTTCCGTAGATTACTATGTCATTGCTGAAGTAGTGTCTAACTGAACCTCCTTTAAGTCTAACAACCCATACACTATTGGTCGTAAGGTTATAGTCAATAAAGAGGATAGCTTCCCCTTCACCGTGTGGGGTGTGAACGGGTATATATGTTTTAAACTCGTGTATCAATCTTCTAGTTCATTTAGGTCTTCAGGTAATACTTGTTTTTCAAACTCTATTTGATTGGCACTCTTGTTATGGAGTACCTCATTATACTTAACATCGTGTAGATAGTCTAGCTTATGAGTAAGCATATACTTAACAACCCCTAGCTGAACAATAGACTCGTGCTTGTCGCAATAGCCAAAGTGTAGTTCATCTACCTTTAGGGACTTAGATACCTGTCTGTTACAAATGTAGCAAATCATATATTGGTGTTTTCAAAGTAATTAATAGACTCATACAATATACCCTTTATCATATCAAATCCCAACATTACAATTAGGTATGGTAGATAAAAGAAGTATACAATAATAACAAGTGTTAGTTTAAATGCTTTCATAATATAAGTTTTAATTCTAATAATAGCATTATCACTACAAGTATAAATAGTATCAATATTCCTCTTGTTGTTTTCATTTGATATTTGTTATTTTAAGGTCAGTACTTACACTTGTATACCACTCAGTACCATACTTAGGTTTCTCAATCATCACATCATTGTTCTCTATAATAAAACAGATGGTGTTTAGGAACTCCCTGTTTAACACTGGTAACTTACCATCTAAATCATAGTCTAATACCCCTAGGTATAGTTCAGCTATCTTTTCTCTATCTAATATCATATTTACTATTTTTAAAATTTGGTTTAGCAGTCATCATTCTTGTCATTAATCCATCACAATCAACATGCCACAATTCAACATCTTCTTTTTTAAACTTAGCCTGTTTACATACCTCATTACAGGCTTGATAAAAGTCATCAGCCCTTATAATTACATAATTCCTAGAACTCTTTACCTTTAAATAAAAATCAGTCTCTCTCATCTGTACATATTGTTGTCATCAAACCATCATAGTTATCATCAAACTCACTTGTCTTTTTATACCATTCAGCCCTGCTTCCTTTATATATCTTTGCAGGATTAATAAAGTACATATCACAGCCTACCATACGAACTATAAACTTATTTTTTAACAAATCCATTATACCCCTGTAAATTGTATTCTTACTATTACAGCTGAACGCTTCCATCAGCTCTGGTACATTCAACCTTACATAATCTGTTTTAATTTCCTTGAATATATAACCAAGTATTGCTATAGCCATAGAGTTTAATTTACGAAGGTCATCGTAGGCTGATGGGAATACCCTAATGTGTTGTTCTTGGTCAGCTAACTTTTGTTGCTGAATCTGTACCCCATTAACCTCCTTAAGATTAGTATATACATGGAAATGATTTGGTTTTACTCTAAATGGATTGTGCTCAAAACTTGGATAGTTATTTAAACTCATATATCAAATGTACTAATAATTTGAATACTATCCAAATATTTGATAACATATTTATTTAGTTAAAATGTCAAATTTTTAGGAATATCAGCTCAAATATGTCAAAAAATATGAACAAGCCTCTATACTGGTATTACGTTTCAGGGCAACCCTATATATGTATTTATATAGCGAGGACGACCAACGGGAGACGTAGCGGGATTTATATCCTAATGCATATAATTTAGCTGATTATGTACTTTTTATATGCAAATAGATATAGTCGTAGTAGGGGGACTCTATATCCCCCACAATCCCAGGGGTAGGGGTGGAATCCAGATCTGGAGAGCCGTGTACCCTCATATTAATTATTCTAAATATATAAATAAATAAATATATTTTGTAATTTATATAAAAGAAAAAGATAATATGAAACTGGTAATTGGTTATTTTTATGTTTCTCGCACTAAATAGTAAAAACAATATCCTAATATCATTAAACTAAAAACTATTTTGTAAAATATCCCTTTATACTTTTTTATATCCAATGC